ACTATCGGTGGAAAGTGTCCACTTTGTGAGGTCAACAATGATCTCTGGAACAGTGGACTGGAATCAGACAAGGATATCGCAAGACAGCGAAAGCGTAAGTTGTCTTACATCTCCAACATTCTCGTTGTGTCTGATCCCGCAAACCCTCAGAACGAAGGAAAGGTCTTCCTCTACAAGTATGGTAAGAAGATCTTTGACAAGATCAACGAAGCGATGAATCCTGAATTTGAGGATGAGTCACCCGTCAATCCTTTCGACTTCTGGGAAGGTGCGAACTTCAAGTTGAAGGTTCGTAAGGTTGCAGGGTTTATCAACTACGATAAGTCCGAGTTTGAGTCAGCATCGCAACTTCATGGTGGTGATGATGAAAAGTTGGAGGGACTGTGGAAGAATCAGTATCCCCTGAAGGAGTTCACTGATCCGTCGAACTTCAAGAGTTATGATGAATTGAAGGCTCGTCTTGAGACGGTTCTTCATGGTGGAAGTGGGTCAAAGTCAAGTGCCGCTGATCTCGCAGAGGCGGAAGCACTTGTTGATCGACAAGTAGGATCTGTTTCTCCTAACAAGTCTGAGGATACCGCATCGTCCTCAGCCCCAGATGATTCCGCCCCAGGCGACTCTGGTGATGCACTCTCTTACTTTGAGAGACTAGCGAATGAAGGTTGACTGAATTCCCTTCAGTATGGTGTGGCAGGGGGTTCCTTCGGGAGCCCCCTGTTTCATTATGCGAGTCCGTATGCGAGTCTATCTTGTGCTACACGATCAAGGGTTTCGTGAGTGTTTCTAGATCTGAGCGATCCACCCATGAATTGGTTATTTGTAATTGCAGAGTTGGATTGAACTGCATTTGATACTTCTGTTCCACCAGCAGATGCCATCGCAGTTTCCATTCCTCTGTTCTGTGCGGTTCCTGCTCCGATGAAATCTGCCTGTGCTTGAGTTCTCGGTCCACCAGCACCAATAGGCTTTCCTCGGATCTTTGCCTCTGCTTTGTAAACTGCGTCTTTACCTTCACCTTCAACACTGGTGATTGTTGCTTCCATGCCACCTATAACTGCTGGACTTGTTGGATCCATACCTAGTTTTGTAGCAAGATCTTGCTTCGCTCTCATCTTTGCTTTTGACTCAGCGGCTAGAGCGGAGCGACTTGATGCGGTTCTTGGTGATGCAGATCCAACACCCGTCCCGGCGCTCGGTCCCTCACCCTCTGCTCCTTCTGTCTTTTGTTCTTCACCGACATCAGGCAACATGAATGAAAGAGCATCGTAGATCTTCTCACCACCGATTGCACCTGCAATCGCCTCACCAACATATCTACCTGCTAGATCACCGAGGAGAGATCCAACAAGACCACCAACAATTGGGATCGGGATGAGATTACCGAGAACACCACCACCCACGGCGCCGATGATTCCACCGAGACCAGCACCGATTCTCTTACCAATCGCTTCTTTCTTTTCTTTTGGAGACATCTCGGGATCATTCTTGATCGCCATGATGTCAATCCCTGACATGAGTGCTTCAATCGCACCACCGACGAGAGGGATCTTCTTCGCAAACTTACCGAGGGTTCCGCCTGCTTTGGGTCCGAGTTTCGTTGTTAGGAATTTGACGGGACTCTTCAAGAGGTCTTTTGCCATCTTTGCTTTCGCACCGACAAACTTAGCAGCACCCGCAACTGCTCCGCCTGCTTTCATTGCTACACCACCGATTGCTTTCCCTGCTGAAGCAATACCACCACCAACCGCTTTGACACCTTTCATTAGACTGCCGCCTAAGCGACTGAAGAAACCACCTGCTTTGGTTTTTCCAAGTGCTTTCGCACCCTTTCCAATCGCACCACCAACAGATTTTGCTGCACCACTAACTGCACCACCAACGGATTTTGCACCACTTGTGACTGCTTGACCAACAGGCGATGCTGCTGCCTTACTTACCAGAGATGTCACACCACCGATTGCAGATTTTACACCAGAACTAACTGTTCCCGCAAGGTTCTTGAAGAAACCACCAACACCTCCGAGAAGGTTTCGTAGCATTCCTCCCTTACCAAATATGCTACCGAGTCCTTTCTTGAGTGGACTGATGACATTCCTGAACAGTTTCATTCGGAAGAATCGGAATGCAAGTTTCGGATTCTTGATTAGGCGTAGACCCGTGCCGAGTAACGAGAGACCACCCATGACGGAGTTGATGATACCCATGATACCACCCTTTTCCTTCTCGGGTTCTTCTACTGTTACTCCACCACCTTCTCCGTCTAGGTCTTCGAGTGCATCGAGAAGTCTCTCGTCTCTACGACCCTGCTCTTTCTTCTGCTCGACATTACCCTTCAGTGATTTCTGAAGTGCCTGTGCAGAGTCTTTGGTGTTCTCTGCGATCTTACCGAGAGTATCGTCGCTCTCATTCATGAACGGGAACATACCCTGTGCGCCTGCACTTACAGGTGGTTGCATACCGATAGGCGGCTGCGGACCAAATTCTTGGGTTCCCTCTAGTTCACCTGCGAGAGCCGCTTTTCTTTGCTTTCGCTCCTTACGAACACGCATGACGTTACCGGCGAGTTTTCCAACAAACCCACCACCTAACGCACTTTCAACAAAACTCTCTGCGGTTGGAAGAGACTGAAAGAACGCATCCTTGAGTAGACTAATTTCACCGAGACCCTGACTACTAACAGTCGCTAGTTCATCGATTGCATCTCGTTCAGTTTTTGCGAGTCCTTTTGCGGAGGTTCTAATCTCCCTGAGTTCATTTGCAATTATCTTTGCTTCGACTGCATCAGCATCAAGGAGACGCTTTGTAAGGAAGATCACTCTGTCTTGTAGTAGTTTTGCAGAGTCACTTGTAACTTGTGTATTTTTACGAACTTGTTCTTGAAGGACATCGTTTAGAATTCGGATGTTCTGGTCACCCATTCTACCAATGTCAAACTTCACTCTGTCTTGGAACGAAAGAGACTTTCGCATTGATGCCTGAACGGCTTCAGATAGTCTATTACCTGCGGTTTCTCTCAACTCCTCGAAGCGAGCCATCTGCCCACCGATAGCCTTGACCTCTTGAGTAAAGTCTCGCTCTCCATAATCAACAGCCTCTTCACCACCTCGTTTTATTTGTGGTAATGCCATTATCGGTTCCTAGACTGTTCTTGTAGTCTCTGGTTCTCCTCTTCTATGTATTTAGTCAAGAGCGCCACATACACTTCTCTTTCCCACGGAATCATATTTTCAATCTCGGTCAGACTCCACTTGAATTGTGTCATCAACTCGAAATTCAATTTCATCGTGCTATGGAGAGAGTTGTGGATGAGGCATATCGAAAAAAATCTTCGAGTCCCTCCAGAATGAACTCATTCATATGCTTGCACTTAGGACATTTGACCTTCAGAGTATGTGATAGTTTGGGAATAGTTTCAAAGAACTCAACAATATCGTTGAATGCAGAAGAGGGAATACTTTCCACAAATTGTTCGAGTTCATCGCGGGTGTGATCTTTTGCCTGATACACTTCTTCTTCATCGTAAATTGATACGATGCAGTCTGTGATGATTTTGAGCATTGTTTCAGAATCTTGATTTTGAGGATCGTAGTTTTCCGCCTCTTTTAGTGTAGGGTACTTCAAAGTGAGACCCAATTTTTCATCAATCTTGATTGTTCTGGATTCATCATCAGGAACTACAATTTTTACCTTATCAAGATCAATGCTAGTGTTGATCATCTCTCCACACTCTGTGTTCTGGCATGGAATCTGTAGATCAACAACTTCACCCACAGACTTCATTCTAAGATGAAGGAACATATACTCAAGATCGAACAAGGGGTATTTTTCTGCGTCAACTTTACCATCTGTACAACTCTTGATAACGTCTGCCATAGAAAGCAACATCGAATTCGAGTTTTGAGATTCTAGTGCTTGTAGTAGGATCTTCTCCTCCTTGACCAAGAAGGGTCGATATGTAATCTTCTCCTTTGTCGAGGGGATTGTTAGTTGGTACTTTGGGGTTGATAGTGTGGGTAAAGGCATTATTTACTTCCTTTCATTATGTGAAGAAACCTTCGTCAATTCTGCGGAAGGTGAACCCTACCTTCTGCTTCATGTATGTGTTCGTTTGGTCGTATCCAAGTTGGATAGCATCAATTGATTTCGGATAGGTCTCTACGACGAGACCTTCGTACACGGGTGATGTATCTGATATATCACTGAAAATCTGTATTTTCATATCGCAGATAAAATCATCGTAATAAGTCACGTTCAGAGAACCCGGATCGATGATCGCTTTCATCCACTCATCGAACAGAGATTTGATTCTCATGTTTTCATCGAGACGAAAGGTCATGTCGATTTGTTGAGCATATAGACGCTCATATGGCATCTCTCTCGGAAGTCCATATACCCTGAACGCCTTTGTTGCGATTGTTGATCCGGGGAAGTTTACTTCCTCGCACGCATCGGATAGGATACGATTTGCATCGGCAGCAGAGTATCCCGCCGCGGCACACGCATCGTCAAAACCATGACCAGCAAACATGATCTGATACTTGTTGGGTTTGATGATACCTTGCTGTTGAACTCTTGCAAGGAAATCTCCGATGTCGTTGCTCATAGGTTTGCTACCTCTCGTCTAGTTTCAGCCCAAACTTGTCTTGGACCTGCTTTTCTGAACGCTTCAAAGGGTAAATATAAAGCAGTCAACCAGTCCGGTGCATCAATATGTATAAGCCGTGACCGAACCCTACTCACCAAATACTTTCTATATCCGATCAATGCATTTTCAGTGATGGGGTCTTGCTTGATTCTTTCGGTGCTAACGACCACTCTTGTATTTTCCACGAAATCAGCACTTGTCCTATTGCGAATCAGATTCAAAAATACATCCGTTCTGATCTCAGGCGGAAAGTAGTGAAAGTTGATACCCTCGATATATTTTTGATTGTAGTTTGTACACAGAATCAAAGGAAAACGATCATAAAACTCTAAGTCTGATGAGTATTTTGGGGTGGGGTAATACATCATGTAAAACTCACCCACTCTTATTCTATTTGCTTTTCGACTGTTGTCCTGTAGAACAGAGTTGACTGCTGTTCTATCAGCCTGGTATTTTAGAGTGGTTGCGATTGTTCTTTTATACCACAACGCTGACTTTGCAAGTGATTGTCTGTAATATCCACGGTTAGTGATTATTCCAGCAGTCTTAGCCATCTCTTCGTATATGTCAAAAACACTTGTACCTGCATCAAGTTCTGATCTGAAGTTCATGTGAACAACTCCTTCTCTGTGAGAATTTGAAACTTCCAACCTCTAGATCGGGCGTATTGTTCTGCCGCCTCCCACTTTGCAGAGTTCATACCCCATCGAGTTACTTCGTTGACATATGCTTTTGTGATTCGTTGACGTTTCTTCGGTGGTTTACATTGATCAGCCGGTTTTACTTCTATCAAGCGAGTTTCAACCTGACCTTTCTTGTTTTGATACCGCACAATAAAATCTGGGTAGTATCTCCTCATACGACCGTCAACAGGTGACTTGTATGGAACGACGATCTCTTCCGATCCCCACTCTGCAACAGAGTCATTACCATCAAGGAAAACCATGAAGCGTCTCTCCCACAAAGATCGGTAAATGATATTAGTGGGATCTCCAACGTACTTGGAGGGGTTTTCTGGGCTAAACTTTCCTTTGTATGGCATACATAATATGTATTCATCTAGGAGGAAAAAAACATGACCGCAAACTCTGATGCCGGTATTTATGCATTTCCAGCAGACCTAATGAACGAAGATCAAGGTCACTACATTCTCTTCGACATCTTCTCTGAAGAAGCGGCGAGTTTGGGTGGTGGTTCTCGTTCGGTCTCTACACCGCAAAACTCTTCTCTTGCATCTGTCCGACAGGAGCGTGCGGCGAATCGACCTAATACTGGAGCGGGTTCTGCTCGGGGAGGTGGGGACGGAGACACTCAAACCAGAAGAAGACAATCTGCAAGAGAGGGTGGAATTGCTGGTGCAGGTAGTAGTATTGCAAATTACGCCAGCGAGTCTGTGTCTAACACTAGAATGAGTAAAGCATTCAAGAAGAATCAAGACAGTATTATTCTTCCGATGCCTCAAAACCTCACAGTCAGTGATGGTTGGAACTGGGAGATGGTTTCCTTCAAAAGAACTCTTGCGGGTGAAGCACTTGGTGCTGTCACAGAAGGCGATTCTGCTCTAGCGGCACAGGCAGTAAATAAAGTAGGTGGTGCAATCGGTAACTTCGTAACAGAGAACGCAGACCGATTGTTCGAGGCTCAAAATAGAACCGCCTTCAATCCAAGAAAAGAAGCGTTGTTCTCAGAACCAAATGCGAGAAACATTACAATCGAGTATGACTTCGCTCCTCGGAATGTAGGAGAAAGTGAGGCGTTGCGAGATATCATCGGATTGTTCAAAATCCATGCTGCACCAAAACGAATCGAAGGATCAACCACCCTGATGGCATATCCCTCAGAGTTTCTTCTTACATTCTGTGGAACGCAGGGAGAGAATCAATTTGTTGCGAAGTTTGGTCGTTGTGCGTTGAAGTCCATTCAGACATCATACAGCAATGCTGGTGTCGCTTCATTCCATAAGGGAACCGATGCACCCACACACCAAAAGATTACACTAGAGTTCGGAGAACTAGAACTTCTCGATAGAGATCATTACAAGGATGGGTATTGATGTATTTTGAAAAGTTTCCACTAGTCAGATACGATGTCTCGAAAGATGGTAATCTTAGACTAGCAACAGATGTGCTGCGTCGGGTCGCTTTTCGAGAAAAGGTAATCGAAGAGGCTGCTTTGTTTGAGGAGTATTACATTGAGGAAGGTGAAACGCCAGAGATCGTAGCAGAAAAAGTCTATGGTGATCCAACGATGCATTGGGTTGTCATGTTGTTCAATAGCATCATTGATCCCAAATACGACTTCCCCCTCAGCGAGGCGCAACTCGAAACATATCTCGATAAGGTGTACACAGGCAAGGCTTACTATCTTGATAACAATGCAAACAATTCTCCCGTCACTACAAATTTCGTTGTGGGTGAGGATGTGTTTTTCAATCTAGATAAGGGTCTAGTCAAAGAGTGGGATCCTCTCACTCAAAAATTGAATCTAGAACAAGAAACTGGCACTGTAGGTGCGGGGGACGTTCTTACATCAAAAGATAAGAATGGTGTTGATTTTACGACAAGAGTAAAGCGTGTTGTAGAAATACATAGATTAGGGTTGCACCATTTTGAGAATAGTGGTGGGACTGCTGAACTGAGTGGTTTTGCTTCGATCCCAGATACAGATGGTATTCAGGTTCCACTAGGACAGACTGGACCGGGACACAGTTCTGCTGTGACAATGGATGACACTGTTCTTCAGGGTTATTTGAATGGAGTCACACCATCGACCCATCAGATCAAAACAATCTCGGATGTTGCATTTGATGATAATGATGCGAAGAGAAAAATTAGCATTCTAAAACAGCGTTACCTACCGCAAGTGATCGATGAGTTCAAGAGAATTATGAAGGATATTGTTTGATATGGCAGATTATGGTAAACACTTTGACGAGCAGAATCCGCTAGAAGCGAAGAGTTCGGAATATCAGGGGACGGATGACTTTCGTCTAAAAACCCTGAAGATCACCTCACCGAATGGTGGGTTCTTTGATCTCAAGAACATCTTTGTTAGTATGAACATCTACCAAGATCTATTTTCAAACTGCATGTCTGCTGATCTTACCGTTATTGATAGTGGTAATATCAAGAAGTTTCTTCCAATCATTGGACAAGAGGAAACGGTCAAGATTGAATATGAGACTCCGGGTGCAGAGGACACTACGCTCCAGTTTGTCACATATGGTGTTCCTCAACGTGTGGTGAATAACACAGGCAGAAAACAATTGTACACCATGAAACTGGTATCGACCGAAACATACATGGATCTTCAAACAAAATTCAGCAAGTCCTATACCGGCTCTGTAAGTAAAGCCATCGAGGATATCTACAACGAAAAACTGAAAATCGACAAAGAGATAAAAATCGAAGTTGCAACTGAAGATCAAGAAAAGCGGTACATCATTCCATACTGGTCCCCGCTACAGGCAATCAACTGGCTGGTTCAACGAGCGATTCCACAAGACAATCCTGAAGCATGTAACTATGTTTTCTATGAAGCAATTGATACCACAGAAGGTAAACCAAAATTCTATCTGACCACCATTGAAAAATTGCTGAAGGATCAAACCACGCCGGTCATGGATTACCTCTACCGACCAACAAAGCAAAGAGATAAACCTAATGACACGCGAGTTACTGCAACTGATTACCGTAACATTTACGAGATAAAGTTTGTAGAGGAAGGTGATAGACTGTCAGAAATAGCCGGAGGTAGATATGCCTCTACACTATTGGTGCATGATATCATTAGTCAGAAATTCAAGGGTCGTGAGGAGGATGGTCTTGCATGGGAAGACGGCGGTCCTGCCTTTTCTTTCAAACTAAAAGATGAGTATGATAAAACAGAGCATGTTGAAGCCGAATATCCTCTGTCAAAAAATAACGACAACTTCAGCGAAACACCCATGTCAAATTTCCTGTATAGACCTAGACATGCCCAAATGTATGATGACATTGATAATAATGATGAATCGGAAAAGTGGATCCTCAAACGAAGATCATACATGAAAGGCATCAATATGAAAAAGATCATGATGCAGGTCTCAGGAGACTCTCGTCTTCAAGTTGGAAATGTAATTCACCTTGATCTTGCAGCGATTCAAGCAACTACCAATGGAGAAAATGACCTAGATAAATTTGAATCGGGTAGGTATTTGATTGTCGAACTAAATCAAAGTCTAAGTTATGATGGACACGTTATGCACATGAAGGTTGTTCGGGATTCAAACGGAGAGGTGGTTTCAGATCGAACCTCAGACTATCGCAAAGACCAACAAGGAGGTGGCGGGTATTCCGCCTAAGTAAATGCTACACTTTTCAGAGTACAAAGAAATCACCGGGAAGATTGAGCAACTTGACGAGAAGATGATCGTTATTGGTGGTGGTAAGAAGTACGGACAAATCGTATTTCTCGCCGGCGGTGCAGGCTCAGGTAAGGGTTTCGCAAGAGACAACTTCCTAGATTCGGGTAAGTTCAAGGTTCGTGATGTCGATGAACTCAAGCAGGCTTTTCTTACCATGCGAGATAAGCACAACAAGTATCCCGAACTAAAGGGTCTCGATCTTCGCAGACCGAAGGATGTGTTCAAACTACACTCTTTTGTGAAAGAGAAAGGAATCAAAGATAGAACTCTTGACCTTCTTCTTGGAAACGCAAAAGAGGGTAGACTTCCGAATGTAATGTTCGACTGCACTCTGAAAGACATCGATGATATCACAGGTGTTCTTCCTGAACTCCTTGCATTGGGTTATGAACCAAGAGACATTCATGTTGTTTGGGTTCTCACAAACTATCATATTGCGGTTCAACAGAACAAGTCCAGACCTCGTATTGTTCCCGATGACATTCTACTCA